TCAACAGATTCCTCTGTTAAATAGTTAGTAGCTTCGATTCTTTGTTGTTCACGTATCAACCATAAGGCTGAAGCGTAAGACGCAAGTTTAGTTTGTCCGCCTGGTAGTTTACCGAGAAGCTTTTTAAGATTCAATATCATTTGGTCAAAAATACCAAACGCAGATTTCTGACTATTCTTTACGAAGTCTTTACGTTTGATTAGGATATTTCCCTTCTCATCAATAATTCCTTCTTTATATGCTTCCCACTTCGTAAAGGGCGTAACTAGCCGCTTTATGAAATTAAAAACTAAAAATAGATCTACTACCATTTAAATTTCCCTAAGCCTTGTTTCGATAAACAGATCCCCATTAATAGAGTCTGCGTTTACCGCCATATCATCGTATACTAACAGTTCTGGCATATAATTCAAATATAGTACGAATGGTTTTAAATATTCGTGATACTCATGTAATCGCATGAAAAGCATATTCGTCGCCTGTGGACCAAACACATTGAATATAACAATGAGATGGTTTAGAATTAACCTTTCCTTCAGATCTTCATCTTGTCTATATCGACTAAAGAGTTTGCGGAGATATTGAAATCTCTTAATATCCTCTTCGAACTCTGACATCTCAGTACACTGAGGGTTGTCATAGTGTTTCATCGCATATAGCAGAAAGGTTGCCTCTGTCAATATCATAATATAAAGTTTCTGTTATTAAGCAGATTGAGTCAACGTAACGCTATCAGAGATTGCATCAACAGCACCTGCGGTACTAACAACACATCTGAACAAGTTACCAGCAACGTACTCAGCAGTTTCTGTAGAAGCAATTTCTAGAGTTGCTGCAGTTGAAGACAATGCTACGTTAGTGAATGACCCAGCGCCTACCTTATATTGCCATTGGAATGTAACTGCTTGAGCAGGTACGGCAGCAGCAGCGACAACTAAGGTCATTGCAGCAGATCCAGCAATATCAACGGTAGCAGCAGATTGTAGAGGCTGAGTACCAATTGTAATGGTTCTATCCACTACGATTGCGTCATCGCCTGTACCATCAACACCTAAGTCACCAGCAGATGCTGCTGTAACTTTCATCGGAACTAAGCATTCCGCAAAATGACGGCTGTTGGATGTATGATATAACCACCAACCTGGTCCTTTAAGACCTTTAGCTCTGTTAGCAGCAATACCTGCTTCTGTTAAGTCAACGAATACTGCATTGTCTTCATCATTAGACTTATTAGTATTTCCTGCTGCGGTTTCGAGCCACTTTGGTACGCTAGCTGCAGCGTCTGTTTTTCCCCATAGTGCCATTGTTATTCTCCTATTATTTTTATTATTTTAAAACTTTATAAAGTTCATTAACTAAATCGGCTTTCTTTTTTCGTTTATCTAACTCAATGCCTGCTTTACGACCAGCTTCTTCAAGTCCAGCTTTTGTTAGTTTACCTAACTCGGCTTTAGTTACTTTTTTAGTAACTTGAGGACTCTTAGCTGTAGGAACCTTTTTTGGCTCCTTCACTGTGTCTACTTTAGCAGGAGTTGGGATATCTTTATCCGAAAATAAGCCTTTAATCCATTCAATCAAAAACATAATTTACTCCTATAATATAATGACTTAACTACCGCAATTGCTAGCAGCCAAATCCTTTTTCTTTGAAGGCTTGATAGAATCCTGAGCTTCAGTATCCTCAGCCTTTTCGTCATCTCCTTTCCAGTTAGCATCGATGTAATCAAAGAATTTCTTCTTCGCTGCATCGTCTTCTAGCTCTGCTGGTGATTCGACTCCAAACTTTTTAAGCGCCTTTTGAAAGAATTCTTGATATGCGTTTTCTTCTTCAACAGTTCTTTCACTAACACCTTCCAATTTCTTTTGAACAGCAGCTGACATCTTATCGTCAATCTTGCTTTCAATAACTTGTTTCCAATCCATCTCTCAACTCCTATTTAATTTATATGTTCTATGTTTATTTATAACAGTTTCGTTATCCGAATCTGCAAATTGTCAATACCTTTAATTAATCTGTGGTATTCACCTTCTTCAATCTTAAATCTTATTCCTGGCTCTAATAATAATGGTAAACAGTTTTCGGGTTGGAATTGCCAACCATTTCCTGATATTACTTCAACCATGCGGTCTTCTTTATCTTTATGCCAAACAAATTCTGCTTGGTCTTCATTAATATCAAATGTACGTATATCACCAAGATCCGTATATGGTTTACCAGAAATAACTGCCGCCACCTTTGAGTCCGAGACCGGCAGCATATTTAGGTAATCTACATGCCCAGTATCCTGCAGACATCTTATCTGTTTTAGTATCGCAATTGTGTCGACTTGCGAAGTTTCGAGCTGCGTCTCTATCATTGATTTTAGCAGTGAGCCCACCCTTTTCATCGCCGAACTCAATCTTTTTAACGTTTCCTGTGTCAGGGTTTCGTACATAAACAACATACTTCTTATCTCCACTTGAACGCTTAGGACTGTTTAATTCTGGTTCTTTTTCTGCTGCAAGTAATCCCATTGAATTATCAAACTCAATAAGAGGTTGTTCTAAAGGAACAGTAACGCCTTCGTATAAACCAAATCCTTCATGTTTCCATTCTGTAAACTTTTTCATTTGGCCAACTCTATAGTATTAATTGAAACGGACTCAGTTGGTGCAATACCACTCTTCCATACTTTTGGGGCAATTAGAACTCGAGGACCACGTAGATCCATTACAATAAACACAAGCTTTGCTTCTGCTGGTGATTCAGCAAACTTTGGTTTGAATTTAACTTCAGAACCTTTTAATATTTTTGCTTCTGCTATAAATTGTTTTAATGATTGCATTAGTGATCACTCTTATCGTTGCGTTCTGTTTTATTACTGAGTATAAATCGCCTGTTAGGATTCACCGCAACTTTGAACTTTGTCATTAGTTTACGATTCACTAACATCTCTGACGCAGTATCTTTTAATGATAAAGCAATCTCAGCAATATGTTTCTTATTATTAAAAGTTATATTGTGTTCGATAACAGGTCTTTCGTCAAACGCTTTTTGACCACGCATTGGTCTTGAGATATACAATAATTCATCTTCGAATTTATATCCGTTCTTTTCCCACGCAACCTTTTTACCTTTTACTTCTAATTTATCAACATGTAACATACTTGCCTTTGCACTATTACCCGTGTCAAACTTTGCACGTACTGGATTCTTTTCCATACCTTCAAATATTATTGTTTCTATATAACCCGCTTCTTGTCTAAATACTGGTCTTCTATTGACATCTTTAGAAAAGAATTGTATAATACGTTCCAATACTTCTTTATCAGATATCTTACCAAGCTTTTCTTCTGTCCAAGGATCATATCCTTCAAAGTGAGAACGAATACCTGGAGAACCATTTACTTCAATAATATAAGGATTGCCTTTCTTATCAACAAAGTGATCTACTCCACAATACATTGCGCCACTTGCTCGTGCTGCTGCTTTAATTACATCTATCTCTTTCTTTGATAAATCGTAAGGTTCTGTTGTAGCACCTTGGTGAACGTTATTTCTAAAATCTTTATTATCTGTTGGTTGTATTCTTTCAGCCGAGGCAAGTATTTTACCACCAATAACTAATGTACGTATATCTGATTTCATTTCAAAGAATTCTTGTATTAATAAATCAGCATCGTATTTCCATAATGATTGACATACACCTGTTAGAGATGACATACTATCAATCTTCATTACGCCAACGCCTTGAGTTCCTTTTAGTGTTTTAATAATAACAGGAAACTTTCCACCTACACGTTGATGTGCATCTTCAATTGATTCTTCGTTTGGTACACTTGATGTTCTTGGAATTGGTATATTGTTTCGACCTAACAATAATGCGTTGGACATTTTGTTATCACAGACTAACATAGAATCAAGATCGTTAACAACTAAGAAACCTATATCTTGTAAAGAAGAAACCATTGATTGTGATGATAGTGTTTCAATGGCTCCTGCTCTAACAAATATAATAGAATTATGCATTTCTATTTTACAGTCTTTATTCTTACCGTTAATATTACGAATCTTAACATTACCAATTTCAATATCTGAATCGGCAATCCATGCTTTCTTAACATCTATGAAATCGTATTTAATATTACGCTTGACTGTAACTTCTTCCATTAAACCAGCAAACGTACCGTCTCCATCGCCTGTTCCCAAGACAACGACATGCAAGTCATCAAATTCGATTACCTCAGCGTTTTCTTCAAGAGGAGTAACTCTGTATTCGGATATGGTCTTCATTATATTATTATATCAACTCTGTGACTAAATGTCAACTACTTTTTACGCTTATCTGCAATCCTACGACGAAGATTAGCCTTATCGGCTGCTGACATACCAGGAGTACCAAATTCTTCTAGATCTTTGTCTTCTAATAGTTCAGGAAAAAGATCTTTTACTTCAGAATCATCGTAGAAGTAATGCTTTCGTAAAAAATTTAGAATATTGCCTTTAGTACCAGAAACATCAGCAGTAGTCCTGCCTGTCGGCTTAATCTTAACTCCGAAAGCTTTTTCAATCTTGCTTGTTAAATTTTTATCACCTACGTAATCAATATCTGCTAGACCTTTGCCTGAACCAGCTCTAACCGCTTCGTTAACGGATTCGTCCATTGAAATAGTAACTTCTTCATTGTGCGGATAACCTTTTAATGGTTCCTTTGAAGGTACTAAAGCTTGCTTAATTTTTTCATAAGTTAGCTTATTGATTTTTTCTTTAAATTCTTTTGTTCTCGCGTCAAGACTTTTCTTAATCTCTGCGTCTAATCTTTCTTGCCTTGTTAATTCCTTTGACATTTTATCCTCCGAATTCATGTCCAGCGACTCGCTTCATTTGTTTTTCAAATTCTGCTTGGTCGGGTTTAGTTTTGTATAGTTTAATTGATAGGTTGTCTTTATCTTTGCCTTTGATACGCCATTCGTAGCCATCAGCCTTATGTTCTGGCTTTGTTGTTTTAACAACTCGACGTTCATAGCCGTCATCCCATGATTCTGAACCTTCTGATAACTGTTCATCAACAAGCAATGCTAAAACATGTGGGTCTAATCCAAATTGTTGAGCAATCTTGCCTGAGTAGTATTCTTTACCATGTCTTGGCTTAGGTCCGTGTTTAAACATGATTTCTTTTACTTTGGCAACAGCCGCAGTATATTTCTTTTTGAATATTGTATCAGCAGCTAACTTCTTAATTAATTGATTCGTGTTCAATTCTTCAAGCTCCTTGGATTCCGGTACACAATTTGGAACGTCTTTACCGTTCTTCTTTTTCATTCCAACTTGTTTATATCCAGACCAACAGCCGTCTGCTTCACAATACTGTTTAAATGTTTTCATTAATCCATATCTTTCATAAAGTCTTTAATTGCTTTAACATCAATTCCGATCTTCTTAGATATTTGCTCGGCAGTCATACCTTTCTTTACCATATCATGGAATTCTTTCATTTTGCCTTCGTCAAGATCAACTGATTCTTTAACTATTTTGATATCCTTTCCAGGAACTCCATTGGCTTCCTTACCATTATCTAAATCAATATCGAAGGACTTATCAGCGCCTTTAAACCTGCCATTGTCGATTTGTCTAATGATGCCTTCTTTTCCAGCAAAGCGACCTTTAGTAATTTTTACTCGGCTGCCTAATTTTTTTGCTTCGTTAACTGATTCAATAACACCGTTCTTAACCATATCTAACGCATCAAAAATATCCTTAACCTGATCTCTAAGGTCTGTATCCAATGATCTTATAGCAGCTTGGAATGCTTTCTTATTACCAGATTTATATAGCCTTTGGATACGTCCTATGTCTCTTTTATCTTGGCCTTTCATTTTGTTACTAAGATCATTTAAACCTTGAACAGCTTTTGGTACCGATTCAGCAATTTCATAGGTTCCTTCATTCATAATACTATCAATGAAATCTTCTAATTCTTCGACGTCGTCAGTTTTGATTTCGCCGTTATCCAATGCCCAATTAAATAGCTCATCTTCGACTTTACTTGGTAAATCTTTACCTCTTCGAAGAGCGTCAATGTCTTTACGATGTTTGGTTATCAGTTTCTTCCAATCGTTATCCCTCGGAAACATTTTAATAACTTTCTGAATGTTTTCAGTAGTTAACTTGATATCGGTCATAGCTTCAAATAGTTTTGACATTATCCGAACCTCTTCGCAAATGTTTTGAGATCAATTGTTTCAAAAGCACCAAACTCATCGGTTACTCTGTATCCAACTTTACCTTTAAAGTCTACAGGTTTTGCTGAATAATATTTGTTGCCTTGTCTAAGACCACCGATTTCAGAACCGTAGAAACCGAGCTTCTTCATTTGAGGTGGTTTGGCTTCTTCGAGTTCTTCGTCAAACATACCAGAATCTTTCATCATCCTGAGAGCATCTTTCTTTGCTCTTTCCATATTAGACTTATTCATCTTTTCAACAGCTTGTTTAATCATCTTAAGACGTTTTGCCTTATCAGCTGGTGATAATGCTTCTTCAACTTCATCCTTAGGCTTCTTGCCATTCTTCTTATCTTGATAGGCTTGAAGAGCAGGTGGTAAAGTACCTTCCTCAACGCTTTCCTTTCTTGCGAACGAAGCAACATATTGACCAGGTCGAGCTTTAGGATACATTACTTTAAATACATCTTCGTGGCCCATTACAAATGTAACAAGATCTTCAAGAACAACGGTATCAAGCCTAGCCATATACTTTGCTGCTTCTTTGTGTTTTTTTGCACCTATAAGCTTGGCAATAGCCGTGTAATCTTTTTTATCTTGGCCGGTTTCTTTTCTAGCCGCAGTATCAATTTCTTTTGCCAATTCCTTTGATGAGCTAGAAAGGTTCTCGTTGACTGTATCAACGCCTTCTAATATATGTCTGAATTTTTTCATTTGGTTTCCTGGTCCTTGAATTCTTTAAAAGTTTTTAGTTTCTTTTTACGCTCGATCTCTTGACCAGGCGTATCTTTTTGAAGTCTTGCTCGAGCTTTATTGGTTCCCCAATCACCAGCTCCACCACCTTCTTTAATATTATTTATACGATCCATTATTTAACTTTGTCGGCTAAATCTTTATCAGCTTTACCCCATGTACCTGGTGATTTTGTAGCAAAACTATTTACTCTTGCCAATCCCCATTGTACTGGAGTTGTACCAGGACGATGGCCTGTTCTCCAAGCAGCAACACCTCTATCAAATACTTTCTTTAATATACCGTAAGGCATGCCAGATTTTTCTGCTTTATCTTTTAGTGATTTTTCTGGATTTGATTTTTCTGATACGAATTCAACTTGTTCAATTAATTGTTCTATCTCGTTGATTCTTTGTTCTGTAATCTCTGATTCAATCGATGCTCTTTGTTTCTCAATGGCTTCTATTTCTTTTGCTTTACCGTACATCTTAAATCTATAATCAAAGTTTACAGAATTATCTTGTCTTAATAACTGATGCGGTCTTTTTAAACCTGCGCGTTCCATATTACGATTAACGGCTTCACCAAACATTTTCTTAAACTTGTTTGAATGCTTAGATGGTTTTGTCTTAGCTTCTGCATCGCCAGGCGCTTTATCATAAGCATCAGGGTTATCATCATCCATCTTTGACTTTTTATTAAAATGAGCTTGACGCTTATCTTTAGTTGAACCACCTAGATCTTTATAATACCCAGGTTGTTGTTTTTGTTGTTTGGATTCTTTATCGTCTTCTTTTTGTATTCTTTCTTGAATAGATGCTGCTCGATACAAGTCAACGTTGGAGGATTCGTTTGCAGATCTTAAAGCCTTTTGAACTTCAGGATGTTTTGATAGGTTTCTTTTGAGTTTATCAATTTCTTTAACTGCGTAATTCATATTACCTGCCAAATCCAACGCAAGCTCGATTCCTAATTTAACATTCTTATCTCGATTGGCCGCAGCTTTAGAATTTGGATTTGATTTATAATAACTTGCGACTTCAGCGCCTGTTAGTTTTTGTTTACCCATTGCTGATAAAGGATCAACCTTGCCTGCTTTAACTCTTTCAGCTAGGAATTGGTCAACTGCATAATTGATTGCTTCATCAATACCTAATCCTTTACGAACCGCTGAATATAAGTCTAACCTTATTCTATCGTTTCTTGTTGGAATTCCTTTTGTAAATAAATCAAACTCACCTGCTGCTGCCAACGCTCTCATCTTACTTGCTGACATACCATCAACACCATCAGAGTCAGGATCCCGTTCACCGGCTGATACAACGTCAATACTATCAAATGTATAATCTTTACCGTTATATTTGTTTAGCAGAGTCTCGAATTCTCTAACTCGATCTGAACCAACAACTAAAACTAAATCCTTATAGCCTTTCTTTTGTAATTCTTTGGCTACTTCAATAATGGTTTTTGATTTAGATTTAACGACAATCTTTTTACCGAATAGAGCTTGTCCGAATTTAATCTTATCATCATACGATAATGGATTCTTTTTAGCATCTTGTGTTTTTGATAGGTAAACTAATGGAGTACCTTTAACCGCGATTGCAGTTTTGATAATTTCATTAACTAATTTTTCATGGCCAACTGTTGGAGGATTCATACGACCAAATGTAATGACAGCCTTCGACGTAACAGCTTCGTTAATACGAGGTTCAGTATCAACATACTTGCTTGCGTCAAAACTAGTCTTGCTATCTTTAGCAAGTATACCGTTCTCATCTTGATCTTTTTTCTTATCTTTACGCTTTTTGATGTCTTTATTAGACGCATCTTTGGTTTTATCAGTATCGGTGTAATCGTCTATAGATCCTGCCGCCATTGATGTTGCATCTGCTTCTTTTAAGCGATCCATGTGATATTCCTAATTTTTAGTTTACTAATGTTTTTATTTATAATAATTAGCAAAGGCTTGTATAAATTCGTAGTTAACGTGTGCTGACTCGTCCCAAATCGTTGATTCTCTTAAATATCCTATCGCGGGGGTGGGGGACATAATTACGAGTGGCATTATTGTTTTGCGTTGTCCATGAATAAAGTATGCGTTATCGACTGCTCCTAGAATTCCTTTTTGTTCTATTTCCCAGACAAGGTTCTGTGCAGTTCTTTTTGTCATCATATAAGCATGTGCGCCTTCATGTCCGCTTATACCGATTAACTGTCTTGGTTGTTTATTTGCTTCAACATAATCATACCTAGATATATCAGACAATTTATATCCTAGCGTGATTAAATAATTATCAGGTAGATGCGTATCTGGTTTATAGTACATAATAGCATCGTGTTCTAATACAATACCAACGTTGTCTTTACCTTCGGCGATCTTTTTCCAAATAGCAGCATGACCTGCAGAACAAGTATTTGCTTTGTGATGCATGTTTGGTTCAGCAACATATTGCATTGGTTCGTGGAATTTCATTTTGATTCCAGTTTCACACCAAGCCATACGGCCAGTACAATGAGACCAACCTTCAAAATACTCCCAATCTAAATCAACCGCATCGCAACTATCTGCACAAGTCTTTGCGTATTCTCGAGATGTTGGATGGTCGTGTGTTAAAATATACGCTTTCAAAATTCTACCTTATCATACCCACACGCCATTGCGTAATGGTTAATTCTTTCTATGTGTTGTTTGGATGGTGTTGGAAATTCATCAGCCATTTGTTCAAACGATTTATGTTTTCGGGTGTTTTCTTTATTTGGATGTTCTATATACTGAATATCTGGATATGCAGATTTAAAGTAATTAAATAATTTCTGTTCTTCGTTCTCAATTCTATATTGTACATTTGGGCGACAACGTAGAATCATTTCATGGAACTGACATATACTATCAATTGCGTTTTCTACTGGGTTGTCACTATTTAATCCAATAAACTGTTTACGAAAGTATGTTGAGTCGTAATCAAAATTTGAATAGTTAAAGTTTTCGTAATACTTTGTACCACACCAACTAGTTCCATCTTTATCACAAGGTGGTGTTTCAGTATATACAATTGAAGCAAGACCGGTTTTTGGATCTCGTGTATTGTATACTAAATGATCATATGTTGGTCTTCTATCAAATCCTTTCTGCCACAAATAAGGACCTTTTGGTTTAACTAATAACCAAGATACAATACCTTGCTTACCCATTACTTCATGGCCAACATCGAAACCCCAATCTGATAATACTTTAGTTGTATAACCAGTTCCTGTTCTTGGGTGTCCTAAACCTAATATTTCTACGTGATTCACTCTATACCTTCATAGTATTGTTTTGTTGTGCCTGGCAGACCTAAATCTGTTGCTGTTGAACCCCAGTGTTGTTCTGCATATATTTTACTCGGTCCATCATACCTTGGATACCCAGGACGAAACCATTGAGGTATAAATGTATAAGAAGGAAAGATATGTAATAGGTGACGAGTGTCATCGAGTAATCTTGCTAAGAAAAAGTTTCCTGTTGATTCATGTGGCTTTGGATCTAAATCTCCTGGTCTTAATGTATGGAGTTTTCTTAATATAACATCGAGAAATTTATTACCTGGATTTGCTGCCATGATTGGAGATATAGATCTTGGTATTACATCTTCCTTTTCAAATACAGTATATGCTAAGTTTGGATCTTCAACGAATAGTTCACTAACATCATGATAACATTCTGAATCTGCTTCAGGCCAAAAACCACCTCTCTCAAAGATTAACTCATAACGAATTAAATCAGCAACTCCTGCCCAACACTTTTGTCTATAATACTCTTCAATTAAATGTTGGTTATACCATTTGCGTTTATGTAACATATCATCTGTGAATACTGAATACTCCCAGTCAGGCATTTTATCTGGCCAAGTATTCATCCACTTCAATGGAGCAGGATTAGGTCCTATCCATATATGAGTCATCTTCTTTTCAATGTTCATAGTCTTTTAATATATCTCATTGCTGCCGCTGCGTTATCATCACTATCTAAATTTATATATCCAACGTTCAGTCGGTCAAATTGTTCCATGATTGCTTCGTCAATTAAAATACACTCATCTATATCCTGTGCTCTGCCTTGTTGGTCAAAACCTTCAGGTCTTTTTAACATAAAGTTAATATTATGATTATATAAACAATAGCACTCAAAAGCCATTTTATCAATTAGGTCTGAATATAATGGTTCACCGTATCTTTCACGATATATTGGACTTAATAAAACAGGACTATCTGTAATGATATAATCTACCTTATCAGAGAGTCGTAATATTTTTCTATGTTGATGGCCAAGAACCCAGAGTTGATCTTGTAGCATAGGGATGTTACCTTCCCACACGCACTCTTTGGCAAACTCATCAGTGAGTTCAACATTGTAGCCTTGGATTTTCATTTGATAGAACAAACCGGCTGCAGCGGTAGATTTACCTGAGCCTGGTCCGCCGTAGAAATTTATGACTGTTACGTCTTTCATTAAGGATCACCTTTTTCATATTGTAGAATTTATATTATAACAAAATTAGGACTTAATGTCAATACTTATTTTTGCCAACCTTTAATATATTTGTCTGAGAAGTTAGCAAGTTATGGGTTATCTACTAATAGTATATCGAAACTTACAGTATATCTACCGTTATTGTCTCTTGTTGTTGCACGAACATCAATGTCTGATTTTTCTGTAATTACAAGTGGAATTTCGAAATCATAATGATAAGGACCAGCAGCACCAGAAAATTCCCAAGTGTGTTTTATTTGAAACGTTGTTGTGTCTGTAGCTCTTACATATAGAAATGCGCTAGCATCTTTGCCGTCTTGAGCAGAGGTACAAATTTTTAAAAGATACGCAGTTTTACCAGCAGGAATAGTATAGGCTCCCATAAGGGTTTGTCCTAGACCTTCTGTAATTCTTGCTACTATTGTACCACCAGCAGCACCTGCTTCAATATCAATATCA